ACTCAGACAACTCGCCTAGTGCAGTTTGCAAATGCTTATGCAGAGATTGTCGTTAACGAGACTACTGGAGAGCCAAAAGCTATTTTGTCAGAGCCTTCTTGTAAGGTTGACCAACTAATGGATGATATCTCTCACGGTGATTTTGGCGATGACTCGGTAGCAGTCTGCGCTGTATCTCGCCAACTAATTGAGCTTCTTAGTGCTGCAATGACTAAGGCCAAGATTGAGCATGGTTTGATTACTGGTGCTCAGGATGAAGATGAGCGACAGAAGGCTATTGACGATTTCCAGTCAGGCAAGATAAAGTGGATTCTCTTCACAGCGCAAGCTGGTGGTGTGGGTGTAACTCTCACTACTGCTCGGCGCTTGATTATGCTTCAACGCCCTTGGTCACTTGTTGACCACAAGCAAGCGTTGGACCGTGTGCACCGCATTGGGTCAGAGATTCACGATTCAATCATCATCACGGATTACGTAACAGAGGGCACCATCGAAGAACGAGTTTTACAAGTCCTTGAAACCAAGGCAGATAACTTTGAGCAGATTGTTCGTGACAAGGACCAGCTACTCAATCTTCTTAAAGATGATAAGGCAGGCAAACTATGAGTGATGTAGTAAGAATTTCTAACTCGGAGATTCAAACATTCAAAGACTGTCGCCGTCGCTGGTGGTTGACCTACTATCGACGTCTACAGCCAAAGTACAAAGATGCAACTGGTGCTCTTGCACTGGGTACTCGCGTACACGCTGCTCTTGATGATTATTACGCCAACGGAACTCCGCTTCTACAAGCACACGCAACCCTTGTGAACACAGAAAAAGAATTACTTTTGCAAGACTTCCGCGATGTATCTGAACTTGAAAAAGAAGCTGAACTTGGGCACATCATGCTTGAGGGTTACCTCCAGTGGAATGAAGAGAACGGCATTGATGCTGACCTCGAGATGATTTCTACAGAAGAAACAATTGTGATGCCGATGTTCAACGGTGAAGTTGAACTTCAAGGCAAGCTTGACATGCGTGTTCGTCGTAAGGCTGACGGTGTGCGTATGTTCCGTGACTTTAAAACTGTTGGTGGTTCGCTTTCAGACTTTGCAAACCTTGCACCTATGAACGAACAGATTCTTACTTACATGATTCTTGAACAGAGTAAGGACAAAGACGGAGAACGCTCTGACGGCGGTATTTTCACAATGTTAAAGAAGGTTCGTCGCAGTGCTGCTGCTCGTCCTCCGTTTTATGACCAGATTGAAGTTCGACACAATATCTTCACCTTGCGCTCCTTCTGGGACCGCTTGCACGGAACTGTTACAGACCTCATGCGAGTTCGTACAGCTCTTGATAAAGGTGAACAACCAAGCTTCCACGCATACCCAAGTCCGTCTAGGGATTGCAAGTGGAAGTGCAAGTTCTACTCTGTATGCACTCTCGTCGATGATGGTAGTGCTGCAGAGCAGGCAATAAGCGAAATGTTCGTAGAGGCTGACCCATATGCTTACTACGGCGAAGAGAAGAAAGGAAACGAGTGACGCATGAGTGAAATCCAACGGTCGTTGACCGCAATGATTTACGGCGAATCCAAAGTTGGTAAATCCAGCTTTGCTGTTACAGCACCATACCCACGACTAATGCTCGACGTTGAGGGTGGACACCGATTCCTCCCTATCGTCGTTAAGTATTGGGACCCACTGCGCGAGGAACCACCTGTCGCAGATGGAACTTGGGACACGGTTGTTGTACAGGTACGTGACTACGACACTGTAGTCAAGGCGTATCAGTGGTTGCAGTTAGGTAAGCATCAGTTCAAAAGCTTGATTATTGACTCCATCTCGGAGTTGCAAGTCAAGTGTATGGACAGCATCGCAGGTAGCGAGCAGATGAAGATGCAACAGTGGGGCGAATTGCTTCGTCACATGGGTGGTCTTCTACGCGACCTACGCGACCTAACAATGCACCCAACTAATCCACTTGAGGCTGTTGTTCTAACAGCAATGTCTCGAGTGACTCAGGATGGTAAGCACCGTCCTTACCTACAGGGACAGCTTGCAATTCAAGCACCATATTTTTACGACATTCTTGGTGCGTTGACCATCGAGCAGTTCCCTAATCCAGACCCGCTTCAGCCTCCTTACAAAGTTCGACGTATGTATGTCGAGCGAACTAATGAGTATGAAGCAGGCGAGCGAGTCCAAGGTCGTCTTGGAGCAATCGTCGAACAAGACAAGCTTTCCATCGAGGTAATGCTTGACACAATCTTTGGTCCGAAGAAGACTGAAGCCACCACTAAAAAGAAAGAGGCTTAACCATGAGTTCATTGAACTGGGCTGACCTTATTAAGGATGCTGGAGAATCAGCATCGTACGAACCACTACCAGATGGCGACTACGACCTCGTAGTGCTTGAGGCAACCGCAAAGGTTACTCAGTCTGGCAAGACCATGTTCTCTACCAAGAGTCAGGTCGAATCAGGCGCTTTCGCAAAGCGTCTAGTTTGGGACAACCTAGTTGTCTCACCAGATAACTCAACTGCGTTGGGTATCTTCTTCCGCAAGATGGCGGCAATGGGTCTTAACCGAGACTTCTTTGACCGTGCACCAAGTAATGCTCAGATTGAGTCTGCACTTGTTGGTCGTAAGTTCCGTGGACAGATTGGTACACGTACCTACAACGGTAACAAGTCAAACGAAATTAAGAACTACTACCCAGCAACAGCTTCTGCTGCACCTGGTGCACCAGCTCCTGTATCTGCTGCTGCTGCTCCAGCACCAGCACCTGCACCCGCTCCAGCACCTGCACCAGCACCTGCTGCAGCACCATCAGCACCGTTCTAATAACGGTCAACTCTCTGCTGGAAAGCCACTCGACAAAACGTTGAGTGGCTTTCTAGTTAGAGTCCAAACCTTTAGGAAGGTAGAACAATGAAAGTTCTAATTACGGGGTGCACTGCACAGCAGGCTTCCAATAAAACAGCTTCGAGAACTCCTACGTTTTCCGCACTTTTGGCGAAAGCATTAGAAGACGGTGGTGCCGTAGTAGAGGTAGTTGAACCTTCAACTGTATTCACATCAAAACAACTTGAGGAGTTTGACAGCGTACTCGTCGGTATTGCTCCTCCTACAAGTCTTTCTGCAAATAAAATTTACCCAGCTTTTGCGATTGCCAATCGAGCACGCAAGATTGGGAATCTTTCTCTTTTTATCGATGCCCCAGAGCAATACAAATTGCAAGCATCTCTAAAATCTGTATCTCTCAATGTTGCAGATTTGTCTAAAGATTTTTATCAGAGAAGAAAAAGTTATTCACATCTAATCTCTGACGCAGAGTTTCGTGCCGAAGTCCACGAGTTTAATGAATTTCTTTTTAGCGAGAGATGGCCTACAACTTTATACCCAGCTTTTCCATGGTCTAACTCGGAAGATATCTCAAAGTCTTTGCTGAACACAGATTCACAAAACTTAGTTCCAGTAATGGTTGATTCCTATATTCTTCGTGCTCCATACATTCAGGCAAATCTAAGCTCCCCCAGGGGTTACTGGACCTGCGATAACCCAAAAACAAAGTGGGCCAAAGCCGTTACCGCAACCCTAAACAATGACGTGGTGGCAACCCGTGGGTCTCGGTGGGAAGAGCAGGAATCGACCCTAGAACGCATTAAAAAGTCTTTAGGTACAATTGTAAGTATCTACCGCAATAACGAGCCCTGGTGGTCTCCAGCGCTCGCACAGAGCCTCTCAGTGGGTGTTCCAGTCGTGACTGACTGGCGTCTAACATCCTCTTTAGGAGTTGAGTGGAGCCACTTGGCTAGCTCTATCGAGGAAATGTCATCAGAAGAAAGATATGCCTTAGCTCTTGCTCAAAAAGAGTCATATCTTGAGTTAGTTCCAACTTGGGAACAAGTATCTGAGCTTCTATTACAAACTATTAATCTATCAAAAGTAAACATCTAATGTGGACTAAACAACTAAAAAAGGCTACAATCAGATAGGAAAGGATTACCATGGCAGAACTAGATATGAACTGGGTTAAATCCCAGCTTCAAGCAGCAAAGGTCCGCAAACCTGTAGGCGATGCGACCATGAAATTAGTCGAGCTTTTTGACTCGATTGAAAACCTAACGCCAGATTTTAAAAAGCAAACAATAGAAATGTTTTCAAAGTTAGCGTTGGGGCACATTGTAATTAAAGAAAAAAAGAACGAAAACTGGGTTCCTGTGCGTCCAGGTGATATTAAGGTTACTGAACAAGTTCGTGTCAAAGCAGATGCTTTTGATGGTGAATTAGGAATGGTTCACAATGGTCGTCGTGGTGTTGTAGTTGGGGTTCGATACGGAGATGTAATTATTAAAAGCACAGACGGATTGGAGCCAGTTCTTGAGGGAGCGCATTACCCACCTCAGAAGCTAGAGAAACTAATCCTAAGTTGAGAACTACAACGTTGAAGTTCCATGTCAGTGGCGACAGCTACGACGAACTTACGAGTGCAGCAGACACCGCCATTGAAAAGTTTTTGAGCTCTGCAGAAGATGATTACGATTTCGGTGACGATTATGAACCAGAGACTCGACACAACATTAATTATGAGTTGGTTGTAAGTGAGTCTGAAGATGTATCAAGTGACTATCAATATAAAGCCGAAGTGATTGCGAGAATAAAAGATGCCAGATAACGAACAGAAGCCTTTGTACACAGAACAAGCAGCAACTGCTAAACCATCAGATGATACCCCCGTAAGAGTTCAAGCCCTTCGTGAAGCAGCTCGAATTATTAATGGCGACCGTAATGCTCAGTATGGCGGTCCAGAAGAAAATTTCACTAATATTGCAAAAGTATGGTCAGTAATCTTTCAACGCGAGTTCACAACGGAAGATGTTGCTATGGCAATGATTGGTATGAAGCTAGCTAGATTTGTTGCTAACTCTGGATTCCAACCAGACACTTGGATTGATATTGCAGGATATGCAGGATGCGGCTACGAAGTGTCGAAAAATCTGCATGAAAAAGAATAATTTAAAAGACCCCCGCAACTATGAAGAGCCAAAGTGCGCATCTATAGATAGTGACTTATTCTATGGTAAAGACCCAGACGAGCCTGGGTACAGTAAGTTCCAAATTGAACGTCAATATGACCTTGCAAAAAAAATTTGTAGCGGTTGTATACACAAAATTGAATGCGCAGAATGGGGCATTCAAAATGAAGACCACGGTGTGTGGGGAGGGCTTACTCCCAATGAAAGAAGAAAGATAAGACGTCGTAGAGAGTCGAAAACTAAAGACACTGTCCTGGTCTAGATAGTAAACTTATATTATGAGTGCTTCTAGAGAATTTACCTCTCCGATGCCGATATGCGAGCTTTGCTGGATTAAAGACCATGCTAAGTGGGAACCAGAAAGCATAGACGACAGCGGAAACATTCTTATGCGCTTAAAGGGAGTAGATGTCCCGCAAAAAATTAATACTGGCTCCGTAGAGGTCTGCTCTGTTTGTGGTCAAATTACAATCTCTGGAATATTTGAATTACGAGATGCAAAAGTTGTTATGTATCCAGCAACTGGACCAGCTGAAGTTCGTCACACATTAACTCCTTTAGAGGACGGGGAAGAGGAGGAAATATGAAAGATGTAAGAGTCGGTGAGTCTTTATGGAGTCAATGGCATGGTGATGGCTATGAGCCAGAGACAGAATCAGAAGTTATTTACTTCACGCACGACCATGTTGATACAGACAACGAGTTAGTTCGCAGGGCTCTAGCTTCAACCCTACAAAGGGATGGAATTGCAGACTCTCTGTCTGATGGATTTAAGATGATTGAGAATGGGTACATAGCAATTGGGTGGGCTGGAATTATTATAGATGAGACTGAGTATTGGGCTTGTGATGAAAATGGCGAGACTGAATATGGTGATTTAGTCGAGAATAGTTTTCCAGTAACTTGGATAGAAATATAGTAGTTTAGTTGAAATTAGTTCAATATTTTTAGGTTGAGTTTGATAGTATAGTTATGTGTGGAAACCAGCAAATACCTTAGATTGGCAGATTGATTCGCTCTGTGCCAAGGCCGAACATACCAACTCTCGGGATTGGTTCTTTTCTAAAGAACCCAAAGAAAAATACGACGCAAAAAATTTATGCTTTGGCTGCCCTGTTCGAAAGAAGTGTCTACAGTGGGCACTAGAGCACCGTCAAATCTGGGGTATCTGGGGCGGAAGAGATGAAGTAGAAATCCGTCGAGCACTTTCTGTTTCCTATAAGGGAGAAGAAGCGCGTCGTCGCAGATTTCCAAATTGCCCATACTGCTCTGCTCGTCCATCTAAACTACAAACAAGTTCTGTAGAAGTTCCAGGTGGTGGTCGTTGGACCGTTGCAAAAATTGTAACTTGTACATCATGCAGCTTTTCTTGGAGAAGCAGAACAAGTTTTAATGCAGTAGAACTTTACAACGCTGAAAGAATTGAAAAGCTTGAGAAGAAAATTAAAGAGAAAGAAAAGAAAGCTCGTCGTAAGACTAAGAGTCCTGTGACAAAGCAGCCTCGCAAAACATTACATTCTTAATCATACGTTCGTCTCCTGGCTCAATCTCTACAGCTTTTTTAGCGTACTCTAAAGCTTTTTCAAACATACCTAGTCGATATGCAGCAATAGATGCATAATCATATGGTGCAGCTCCCCATGACTCTGCTTCGCAAAGATACTCTAAAGGTTTTTCTTGTATAGCCAAAGCAGTCTCTGCTGCCTCTAAACATTTAGGCCAATCTTGTCGGTCATAATAAAGCTTTGTAAGGTCCATATATGGCTCACGGCGTCCTGGTGCTTGCTCGATTGCTTTACGGAACCAAATCTCTGCTTCTGCTGGCAATGATTTACCGATAAATCGCATTGATGCAGCACGCTCTGGTGCCCAATGTGCAGTTGGAAGTTCTAAGTGACGTTTTAATTCTACAGCAGCCTCTTGGTACTTTCCATAAAAATACAACTCGCGTCCGTAGTAGAAAGCATTCCTATCGTTATAGGGGTCTTCTTGAACAGACATCTTTAGTAGAGGAAGATACTGGGAACGGCTTTTAGTTGGGTCTGGATGGTGATGTGTTTCAATTTCACTAATCCACTGCTGCTTCTCTTCCATGCCATATACGTACAAGCACTCGTGGACTGGATGCTTCCAACGATAACCTTTACGTGCATGGATGTGGTCATAACTAAACTCAAGTCCAGGAGTTCCATCTTCGTTCCAAGACCAGATGTGCTTGTAGCGAGGACGAGTTACACCAGCCTCCCAGGCTTTTTGTAGTGGCTCTCTCCAGTTTGGAGTAATTACTTCGTCCATGTCAAGAGAAATACACATATCAATATCTAGTGGAAGTGCAGCAAGTGCAGCATTTCGTGCGTCATCAAATCGCCATGGAGATACTTTAATTTCTACAATATTAATTCCAAGTTTTTTTGCAGCTTCTATGGTTCCATCTGTAGAACCAGTATCTGCAATAAGGAGATAGTCAGCTTCTTTCGCGGCTTCATACCACTTCTCAACAAACTGACGCTCGTTTAGAGCAATTGTATAAATTGCTACTTTCATCATTACCTCATTTTCCTGAACCATCGTTGATAACCATCTACAATTATAGTCACTCTATCGGAATAAATCTGTGTAAAAGCATCTATAGAAACCCTTGGCTCTCTAGTGACACCTAGACCAGCAGACCATTGATAGTCATCAAAAGCAATAATTCCACCCACTGCCAGATACTCATAGGCTGCTACAGCATCTTTTATTACACCATAAGCTGTGTGGTCTCCGTCAATGTAGATAAAATCGTATAGCTCTTGGTTTGACTTGAAGAAGTTGTCACTAGTTCCTTTGAACTTAATAACTTTTCTTTCTAACCTAGCTTTATAAGTTTTTGCATCATAGACTTCTTCGACTGTTCCCCAGTTCATTCCGTGGTGTGACGGTTCGTCAGAGCCTTCCCAGGTGTCTACATCTATTAGAACTGAATCTGGGTGTTGCATAATATTTTCCACCAACCAAATGCTGGCGTCTCCTGTATAAGCTCCTATTTGAAGCATTCTCACGGGGCGCTGAGTTAGGGAGCCTAAGTTATATGCAAAATTTTTCTGTCCGTCATTGACGAACCAGTTCGGCATGTCCATTTGTCATTCCTCTTTGTCTCTCTTAGTAAGGAGTTATACCGCTAATACTAGCGTTTTCTGCCCCTCCCCAAAAGGCTCCTGGCGAGTTTCCATCAAAATAATCTTTTAGAGTCGAAGATTTTTCAAAAATAACATTATCTATATAAAAGAAATCGCCAGAAGCGGTTGTAGTAGTTGTTCTATCGATTGTTAAAGTTATCGCTGCAATTCCTGGGTCAGAGTAGACGGGGGCAAACGACAAACGTGTCCACTCAGAGTCTGGTTGAATTTCTACGGCTGTAGAGGCTAAATTGGCTATTGTTGACCCTCCTGAAATTGCAGTATAT